AGTTGGAGGGTTGGGCTCGTGATGGGTACACTCTTGAAGATATTGCATTTCGGATCGGTGTTGCATTGTCGACACTTTTGAAATGGATGCGCGAAAACGAAGACATTCGGAAAGCTATCAACGACGGTCGTGAGTTGGTTGATTACAAGGTGGAAAATGCGTTGTTAAAGGCAGCGCTCGGATATAAAACAAAAGAGACAAAAGTGACGACGGTAATGCGCCGTGGCGTTGTGGTTGAAGAAATCACAGAAACAACAAAAACAGAAGCAGCTCCCAATGTACAAGCGTGTAAAGTGTGGCTGTATAATCGTCAGCCAAAGAAATGGCGTCCGGAGTCAGCACGAAGCCAAAGTTTGTCGGATATGCTGGACGATGAGCACGATATCAAAATTACAATTGAGCGTGCAGGCACTCGGGAAGACGAATTGTCTGAAGTTGGTGGTGGTCGTTCAGTTCGTACTGGTACAGAAACAGACGAAATTGATGAGCAGTGGCAAGATGAGGTCAATAGTGCAGTGTCTATTCGGCGGGCAACTGAAGAAGAAAAAGCACAAGCAAAAAAACAGGCAAAGCAGAAGAAAAAAAGTGCCAATACAGATGTGTCGTATGACGATGATGAAGTATCGCAATACAGTACGAACGCTGTTAAAAAGGCAGACAATACGACAGATCCTGTCACGTCTAACACGATGGATACAGACGATATTGATTATTGGCCTGACGATTGGGAAGACGAGGTCGATGATGTATGAGGATCACGAAGAAGATTGCGCCTGTGTTTGATGACTTCATATTCAACTGGGACTATGAGCAGTACTTGTTGATTGGTGGATATGGTTCAGGCAAGAGCTACCACGTTGCATTTAAGATCATTCTGAAGGTGCTGGAGGAAACACGAACAGCAATGGTCTGTAGGCAAGTGTATGATACGATTCAGGACAGTTGCTACGACCTGTTCAAAGAGATCCTGGGTGACATGGGACTACTGACCGAAGATGTCAAAGAGTACCGTCGCAATCCGAACAAAGTGCTTGCATTGAAAAGTCCATTGCGTTTTCTGTTCCACAATCGCAGCAAGATCATATTCAAGGGTCTGGACAAGGTCGAAAAGGTTAAGTCAATCAACAATGTGTCTATCGTATGGTTGGAGGAATGTTCAGAGATTGCATACAGTTCGTACAATGAGCTCTTAGGTCGTATTCGTACGCCACGTGTTAGCTTGCACTTTATTCTCAGTTGCAATCCAGTAGGCAAAGAGAATTGGGTGTATCGCTACTTTTTCGTCAATGTCAACGAAGACGGCGATGAACGGATTGTCGTTGATCCTGAATTATTTTATAAGAAGCGTTGCCTTGTGCATGACGGTATTTATTACCATCATAGCATCCCGGAAGATAATCCGTGGTTGCCTGTTGCATATCTTCGGAGGTTGGACAAACTACGGTTGTATGATCCACATTTGTGGCAAGTTGCACGCTGGGGTCGTTTTGGTACAACTGGCACACGTGTATTGCCTCAAATTGGTCTGGCTACGAATGCGGCACAATTTAAACGCGCAATTGAAGAGTTGGGCCAGGAAGCAATGTTCTTTGGTTTTGACTTTGGTTTTGAAGAGTCATATAATGCTGTGCTTTCAATGAGCGTCGATCAGAAGCGTGGTATTCTGTATATTTGGGACGAGATTTACATAAACCATGTGACAGACGACAAAATGGCAAACTTGCCTGAAATGGTCGAGTTAAAAGATCGATTGTTGGCAATGCGGGAAGCTGGACATAATAAGGTGATTGTGGCTGATAATGAGGATCCAAAAGCTATTAGCTATTATCGTCAATGTGGCTATCCGATACGGGCTTGTAAAAATAAGTTCCACGGTTCTCGCTTAAGTAATACACGTAAAATCAAAAGGTTCAAAAAAATCGTCGTCAGTCCGAAGTGTAGAAATACATGGAGGGAATTGCACGATCTGGCATACAAGAGAGATGCCAAAGGCAATGCAATATATGACGAGTTCAATATCGACCCACACACATTCAGCGCAATCTGGTATGCTTTGGACACGATTACGGTTGCTGACCTGAAAAATCGTGAGTTCAACAGTTTGTCTGGTCGTGGTGTGTTACGTGGTCGCAAAGCTGAAGCAAGATAACAAGTTGAAAAGGAGGTATGATTCGTGGCAGAAAAAGAGAATGTACAGGTGCAAGAACAAACAACGACTGAAGTGCTGACGGCTTACAATCGCGTGCCGTATGCATTGATCAATCAAGAGGTCGCAGGCAATACCAGCGATGTTCTTGCAGAAATGACAGAGATTTGCCGTTTCTACAAAGTGTACAAAAAAGGTACAAAGTTCTCTGTCGAGGGAACGAATGGTGACTATGTACCTGCAACGCTTCGTTACAAGATGGCTGCGTCTCTTGTCAATAAAGAGGCACGTTTCCTGTTTGCTG